TAAAATTTTATATTGCGTATATTTACAAGTTAGGCAAAATAATGAGAAAACCAGTAATCAAATAGGTAAGTTCCGCTTAATTCAGAATCAGTTATTTTGAAAGTTGTTTCTTCTAAATAAAAATCTTCTAAATCTTCAACTATTTTACCAATTTGATACCTTTGATTATCATTAACATTTTGTGTACCTATACATAAGTAGTTGTAACCATTCGCACTTTTATCTAATCTAATTATAAACGCAAGTTGTCTATAACCAAGGGCTGCATTTGTTTGAAATGTTTTCATAAACTAAATTACTTTGCCTAACAAGCAATATAAAACAGTTGCCATCAGGCTTATTACTAAATTGAAACGTCTTATAAGGCAACCGTTTCATATTGCCGACCGTTATGTGCAACCTTAAAAAAGCACGCCCTGTTTTTTGTGGTTCTTGAATCGTTCTACCGCCGCCCGAAAATAGTCGGGGTCAAGTTCAATGCCGACAAATGTCAGGTTCTTTTTGTCTAAGGTGTTTGCTTTGTCTATTGCAATTGCAATGCTTCCACTCCCTAAGTGGGTGTCAATAATCTTATCGTTTTCATTTGCATAGTTGTTAAGTAACCATTCATAAAGTTGTATCGGTTTTTGTGTCGGGTGTATGCGTTCCTCTTTATTTTTCATATTTTGCTGAAGCATTCCGTGCCACGTAATATTTACAAAGTCTATTTTTTGTAACCAACTTAAATAAGCAAGTTCGCCAGTGCTATAAGTTGGCATTGTTACATTTTTATGCCAATAAAGCATACCACCAACCAAGCCAAAGTAATTTGCTCCCCATATTATTTGCTTTTTGCTTATCCTTTTTAGTTCGGCAAAGTATTCTTCAGTCGGTATTGCACTATCCCAAATTTGCCCCCCAAAATCGCTACTTATTGCAGCACTCTTTTTACTTTTTAACTCTCTTTTACTGTTTTTTAAATCAGCTCCAATCCCATAAGGTGGGTCAACTATTGCCAAATCAAACTCCTTATCCTTAAAAGTCTTCATAATAGCCATATTGTCGGCATTGTAAAAAGAGAAAAAAGGCAGCACATAACACTCGCTATATGCAATTTGGGGTTCAGTGGTATTCGTAATTTCGTCCATTTAATTTACATTTTTATAGTTTGATAGTGCAGTGCTTTTAATTCCCAAACTGCACATAGCGGAAACGTTAGTAGCAAGCGGGCAGGCGTGCTTCAATTGAAGTTCAGGATAGAAAAAAGTATTAAAAATTTTCCCTCCCTCTTTGTCTGCTTCGCAGCCATTAGATTTTTGATAACCATTGTTCATATACTTGTTTTGCTATTTGTGCAGTCATTACAGGTGGAACACTCATTCCAACTAAATAAACCACTTTGTTAGTTTTAAAATCATAATCCAATGGATAGCTTCCAGCCATTTTAGTTTCATCATCAAATAAAGTCCTTTCAATTTCATAATCATAAGGCAATCCATTTGCTCTAATTGTTGGCAATACTTTATCAGGTGCAGTTTTTACTTCATTAAAATAGCTTCCTTTTGGGTGGTTTTCACTCATTGCATTTCCGGGCGTTGTTAGCTTCCAGTAATGGCTTATCATTTTACTTAATCCAATTGCACTTTCATTGCCTTCTGTTTGCCTTATTTCTTTATATGGTATTTCAGGCTCATTAAATTCTAAATTCAATTCAGGTGCTATTGTAAATAAATCAATACTTTTCAAAAATGGGGTTGCTATATCTTTTCTCATTGCTATAAAAAACACTCTTTCCCTTTTTTGTGGCACTCCCATTTTTGAAGCATCAAATAACCAATGTTGCACATAATATCCTGCAAGGTCAAATTCTCTGTAAATTTTCCTTACATACTCCTTTGCTTCTCCTACCAATAAGCCTTTTACATTTTCTGCTATTACTACTTTTGGTTGTAGTTTTTTTGCAAGGTCTATAAAATCAAAGAAAAGGTTATCCAGTATTTGTTCTGCTTGTCCTTCTCTAAATTTCTTTTCTTTGCCCCAATCTTTTTCACGGTTTCCAGCCATTGAAAAGCTACTGCAAGGTGGCGAACCATCCAAAATATCTAAATTGTAAAGTTCTTCAGGCAAATCGGTTCTTAATTTAAAGGTCTGTATTGGCTCTAAATAAGCATATTTTGGATTATGATTAGCTTTGTATGTTTCAATCATTTTAGGGTCAATTTCGTTGCATCCTAACACATCAAATCCAGCTAATTTATAACCCATAGTTGAACCACCACCACAGGCAAAGCAACTAAATACTTTGCCCTTGTCTTTTGTAAATACTGCATCCTTCAAAGTCCATTTGTAAGGAAAGTTATGTTTGGTTTTTTCAAAACCATTTTTGCCATCACACATTTTTAATACTTTTTTCTTTAGTGCTTCGATTGAGCTTTAGTGCTGAAAATCCCGCCAGCTACTAACACGGGTTTTGTGCAATTTGCCCTATTAACATTTGTCTATAATTTTAGCGTTTGTGCAAGGGCAAACTGACACAAAGCCCGAGAAACGTTACCCGCAATGCTAAAACAGCGACACGGATACACCATTAAGCAGGTTTTTAGCGGTTCGACAATATTCGGGTTCGACTTCAAAACAAATGAAATCCCGCCCTATTTCTTTACAAGCTCTTGCAGTTGAAAAGCTACCCGCAAAAGTATCCAAAACTAAATCGCCTTTGTTGGTGCTTTTTTCTATCAAGTGCCTTAATAAGTTTGTTGGTTTTTCGGTTGGGTGATTATCAGTCGGCATCTTTGCACACTTAATCACGTTGCTACTTCGCCCACCATTTAATTTTTTGCTNCCNTTGCTACAAAATATTATCAGTTCATATTTCGGGGCGTAATCGCCAAGCAANTCACCGCTNCCGTGATTATTCTTTTCCCAAACCAAAATGTTTTTNACATTGAAATACGCCCCTAATGTTTGCTTAAAAACATCAANNTTNTGCCAACTGCAAAAAATNTAAAGGTGGGCTTCNGGCTTGCATACCCTTTTNAGNTCTTTGCACCAATCACCCAACCAATCTAAATCNGTNTCGTTTTGGATACTTTTATGNTTTTCTTTTCNTCTATTGCTTCGGTAAGCCATCCCATAGGGCGGGTCAGTCAAAACAAGGTCAATTGTATTATCAAAAACCTGCTTAATCCCATCTTCCCAATCAATGCAAGCCACTTCATTAACGAAAGGAAGCACTGCGGGTAACACGGGTTTTGCGTCAGGCGGGCTGACGTGCAAGTTTTCAAGTTCTGTACTACTATTTATCATCTGTTCTTAAATTAAAGTTTGGTGTTTCAAAACCGCCCGAACGCAAAGCCCGAAAACGTTATACGCAAGGGCTACATTCCTGCTCCGTTTGACAATTTCGTGTTCAAAAAAAAACAAAAAATTTCCCCACGCTTCTAAAATAATGTAGTTTGCATTTGTTCATTTTCTAATCGTTTTAATCCTGCCAAATAATATTCCTCTACTAATTCGCACCCAACAAGGCTAAACTTCTCCCTATGGCAAGCAATCGCAATCGAAGCACTTCCTAAGTGTGTGTCTAAAATCAAATCGCCTTCCTTTGCATAGTTTTGTAATATCCATTGGTATAGTTGTATTGGCTTTTCGGTAGGGTGTATGCGTTCTTGCTTGTTGCCCATATTTTGCTGTATAAATCCGTGCCAAGTCCATTTAAAAGTCCTTACAGCAGTATCAAAAGAAGTCCAAGCAAGTTCAGCATCAGCAAAATATCCGCCTACTTTGTTTTTATCCCAAACAAGCCAACAGCTACTATTTTTATTTATCTTTTCAATAAAGTGATTTGCACCCCAAATGATTTGATTTTTAGATACTCTAAAAAGCTCGTCAAAATAAGCCTTGTCGGGTGCTTTTTTATCCCAATCGTATTTCGTGTATTGCTTTGCCTTTCCTGCTCCGTCAATGCCTATTTTACCTCCATCCATATCAATACCGTATGGTGGGTCAACAATAGCTAAATCAAAATATTTGTCAGGATAACGTGCCATTAATTGCATATTGTCCTCGTTGTATAATTCTATTTTTTTGCCCTCGCTCATTTTTTGTTTTTTTTGTTCGTGCTACTAATTAAGTTCCTGCTAAATAAACCGCCCCAGCGTATAACAGCGGTTTTGCGTCAGGCGGGGTGCGTTGCTAACTTTGAACATTCGTGCTAATAATCCCGCCCGAACGCAAAGCCGCAAAACGTTA